CCTCTTCCTCCTCTTCCTCCTCTTCCTCCTCTTCCTCCTCTTCCTCCTCTTCCTCTTCCTCCTCTTCCTGCTTTAATGCCTCTTTTCTTTTTCTAACCTCTTCAAACTGAACGATAAGTTCCTTTTCTTTTTTTATCTTTTTTTCTTCTTTAATTCTATTAATTATCTCATTCTTTTTTAGCTCTTCTTCCTCTTCTTTTAAATTTTGTCTAGAGTTATGCAATGACCAACATCTAGGTGAAATGTCACCAACAATAGTAGGTTCGTCATCACTACTATTTTCTTTTTTAATAATAGTATTTTTATAGTTATTATCGGTAATTACATCCGTTTTTTTATTAGTAATTACATCCGTTTTTTTTTCAACTGAATATGTGATATTCTCTTCAGTATCATCAGAATAAATACTTATAATATCACTATTATCATTCGAATATTTACAAATAGTTTTACATTTCACTTCTCCCAATAGAGACAAAGCGTTTCGAAGATTTTTATTTTCTTTTTTTAATTGCTTATTTTTAAGAATTAATTTTTGCACGATTGGCAAATTCTTTAAGGCATGGTAATTATCAATATATTTTTGCTTCATCCTTTTTATAATGAAAATAATAATTTCTTTTAAAGTCAATTTTCTATATGATTTTTAATATTCTCCTTCTTTTCTAATATTGATTTGATTCCATGTAGAAGGAACTAAATCACTAATTTCATGATGGTCACTTGACATAGATGGTCCAAACCATTTATTTGGATAACATACAATTTTCTTTGGATTATTATTAAAATAAGCTCCCCACCAACTAAAAGAACTGTTTGCTATAATGTTTGCATGACAACAAGACATTAGAAGCATTTGTTGCCAATCTTGTATCTCATCGTTTGCTCTAATAAATTTTAAATCTTCATAGTGTAGTTTAAGTTTTGCAATAGTTTCATTTACAAAATCAATATCATGTTTTTCACAAAAATAAATAATTTTTACATTTTCTTCCTTTTTATTATCTAATATGTATTTTAATGAATTATAATAATATCTAAACGGCATTATTGGATGATATTCTTGTAATTGTTTATAATCTCCAACTCTAAAATGCATTGATATATTATATTCATCTGATAGAAGTTCTTTATTATTCTCATACACTTCTTTTATTTGTTGATTCAAATTGATTAAATTTGTTATTTTATCATAATATTTTTCAAAATATTTATAACTTTGGAAATAACCATGTAATTTCAAGAACATAAAATTATTATTGCAAGGTAATTCTTTATAAGAAAATTTATCTTCTCTGTAAATTGGAAAACTTGGCAAATAAGTAGAAATCATCTCATTTTCTTTATCTATAACTGTATATTTTTTTAAATCTTTCAAAAAACTATCCCATGCTGTGTAGCGCGGCCCATTATGGCCCCATAATTCTTCAGAATAAGGAAATACAAATGTCCAATTGTGTTTCATCGCATAAGCAATTGTTGCAAATATTTGAAATAATTGGTTTCCTAGACCTCCCATTATTTCACAAGTAACATACTTCATTATAAATAATAAATATATTTTCTTTTAAAATATATTTATATCATTTATGCAAAACCAAATTTTTCTTTCATTATTTCTGATTTACTTGGTCCTTTTTGTTTTTCACTTTGTCGTTTTACTTTATATCCTGTATTTTTGAGAGAAAAATTGCTATTTTCAGAATTATCATTTAACTCTTCATGTAATTCAGGTAATATTCGAGTTAATGGTTTTTCTAATATCATTAACATATGGTCAGATTTTAAGAGTTTTCTATATTCTTGTATTGTTAAATTACCATAGTATTTATCAAGTAAATAATAAGGGTCTGGGGATGGTTTAATATTTTTTTCATAATTATATACTTTACCATAAATTTTATTTAATAATTGATATCGTTCAAATTTGGCTGAATCATCTATATTTTCTTTCAAAAGATATGCGGTAGCACATTCAGGACGACAAAAAGAGCCATATCCCGTAATTTCGCCATCTAATTCATATTTAGGTATATAACATGTAGTATTATCAAATTCATAGGTACACCAAAAACAAGCTGATTTATTATCAGGATTTGTATTTTTGTATAACTGTATTTTAATTTCTTTTAACTTTTGATTAATATCTTTAATATTTATATCTTCGCTATCACTATCAACTATATTATTATTTTGTTCGACATCTTTTGTATTGTTACTGCAAATAGGACAAACAATACTATTATTCTTAGTTTTTTTTAAATCATCGTAGGCTAAATTATTATTTTCATTATTTTCCTCGTCATTTTGAAAATTGGCATATTGATTCTCATTATCGTTGTAAGTCATAATATTTGGAGGTACAATTGGTTTATACGATAATGGGTCTGTTATTGAAAAGTTGCTTACATTAATATCATTTAGTGAACATTTCAAATGCAATATTACATTGCTTAATGGCGTGTTTTGTTCATTGTTTTCTATAGGTTTTTTAATAAGTTTACCTCCTTTTGGTTTTCTACCCCTCTTTTTTGGTACAGTTGGTTCTTCTTTTTCTTTAACTTGTTGTTCTGATAATAATTCAGATTTTTTCTTACGTCCTCTCTTTTTTTTAACAACCTCCGTATTATTTAAGCTACAATCCATAACTTTGTAAAAAAATGAAAAAAGTGTTTATATTGTTTAAAAATATGTTTTGCGCTAATTATTCTCTTTGAGATAACAATTTCTACATAATGGAATATATTTATTACTACCACCAATTACTATTTTGTCTTTTTCGCTTGAAGTTCTATGTGAAAATAATGCCTTATTCAAATTACAATTTTGACAATTTGCTCTTAGTTTTTTAATTTCATCACTTATTGATATAAGATTTAAAAAGTTACCAAATGGTTCTCTATTAAAGTCACCATCTAAAGCAGCAATATATATTTTTTTTTTATAATTGTCTACCCAGTTTTTTACTTCGTAATAAATATCAGGAAAGAACTGGCCTTCATTAATTAATATTATATGTGCTTTCTCTAATGTATCATTATCTATTTCTTTTAACTCTTTACAAAATATACAAGGTATACTAATATTATCGTGATTTACTAAACAACTATCACTGTATCTTTTATCTAATTCATAATTTATTACAAGTATATTAATATTTTCGTTTTCATATTTACTTTTAAATTTATTATGAATATCAATTAAATAGGAGGTTTTTCCAGAAAACATAGGTCCAAGAATTAATTCCAAATATCCATTTTTCATTTTTATAATATCAATGATGAATTATCTTATTATATCAATTTTATGAACAAATATTTAAAAATGAATTATATAAGTAATTATGCAAGATAACGAAAATATACCATGGGTTGAAAAATATAGGCCAACACAATTTGATAATATTGTATTAAACGAAAAAAATAAAAAATTATTTACAAATATACTAGATTCTAAATATTTTCCAAATTTATTATTCTATGGCCCACCAGGAACAGGTAAAACGACAACAATCATTAATTTAATAAATGAATATAATAATAGATATACAAGTTACAGTAAAGGTTCTGTTATACACTTAAATGCATCAGATGAGCGAGGGATAGAAATTATTAGAAATCAGATACAGCAATTTGTTAAAACTACGAATTTCTTTGAAAACTGCATAAAATTTGTAATCTTAGATGAAGTTGATTATATGACAAAAAATGCACAACAGGCTTTGAAATATTTACTGCAAATTAACAATTATAAGATAAGATTTTGTCTTATTTGTAACTATATAAGTAAGGTTGATACTTCCTTGAAAAATGAATTTTTATGTATTCGATTTAATCAATTACCTAAAGAAAAAACCAAATCTTTTTTAAAAAATATAGCACAGGGAGAAGAATTGTCTATAAATGAAAATGGATATGATTCTTTATTAGATATGTATAAATCAGATATACGTAGTATGATAAATTTTATGCAGTTAAATAAAGATGCAATTAAACTAGATAGCGTAACGTTGTCAAATACAATTATGAGTAACATTTTAGATAAAATTAAGAAACAGCAGGATTATAAACATATCATTCATTGTTTACATGATATTAGTATTCAGTATAATCATGATAAAAAGACAATTATTAAAAAGTTATTAAATTATATTATTCGCAATGAATCAGATTATGTAAATGAAGATTTTTTAATATTATGTAAAACTGTTTTGCATAATGCTGATTTGGAAGTATATAGTATGTTAAAATTTACTATTTTGAATTTATTGATGCTTTTTAAGTAAATTTATATATATCGTTTAATACAATAAAAAATTGATTTAAAAGGAATACTTAAAGAATAGTAATAAAATGGATTCAATAGATGATGAATGGGACCGATATTGTAATGATAATGATAATGATAATGTATTTAAAAATTCTAATTTAGAAACTTCAAATAATGAATTTATTGTGCCAACATGTCAAGAATTATATATATCAACAACAACAAAAGTATTATATTTAAACATACCAATTGATATTGATACTGTTTTCTGGAAATTACCAGTTATTAACTATGGTGATGCAAAAGTAGGGATTGTAAAAAAACAGATGAAAATTGTATCAAAAACACCTGAAGATTATGAGAATTATAAATCTCATATAAAAGAATGCTGTTATTATAAAGAACATATTATAAAACAAATTCATAATCCTAGTGCTAGACGAATAAAATTCAAAGATGAGCGTAAAATAACTGTTGGTATTTCAAAAAAAGATATAATGAATTGTAGAGGTAAAGTTAAAAATGCTTTTTATAATTGTTTTGCTATTATTTTGCGAATGAACTATAACGAAAGTTTTAAAGAAATACATGTAAAAGTATTTAATACAGGTAAATTAGAAATTCCTGGTATTCTTAATGATGAATTACTTGAAAATATTAAAGATATGATTATCTCTCTAATGCAACCGTATATAGATAAAGATTTGAAATATATCAATGTAGATTCTGATGAAAATGTTTTAATTAATTCAAATTTTAATTGTGGGTATTTTATTAATAGAGATAAATTGTATAATATACTGAAAAGTGATAAATATCAATTAGAAACTGCATATGATCCATGCAGTTACCCTGGAGTAAAATGTAAATTCTATTTCAATAATAAAGAATCCTTCGATATCGAAAAACAAAAAGGCTTAATTAATGAAACTGATAGAAACATGAAACTTAGTGAATTAGATGATTATAAAAAATATACTGAGGTATCATTTATGATATTTCGTACAGGTAGTGTCTTAATAGTAGGTAATTGTACTGAAAAAATCTTACGATTTGTATATGATTTTATTAAAAATCTTTTACAAATCGAATATAGTATTATTTATGCACCAGGAAATAATGAACAAAGTAAAGTTAAAAAAGAAAAGATTCGGAAAAAAATAATACATGTAACGAATGAATATTATAAAACTAATGTATTAAACAGCTAATGGTTCATGTAACCATTTTATTAAATATTTAATATTTTTATTTTTTATATTTTCTTGAATTACAGATTTATGAATATGAAATTTGAGTAATAGAACTTCATTTTTTTCATGTTGTTCAATTGTAACTTTATGACGAATATAATATTCGTAAATTTCATTAAGTAAATCAAAATAGCAAGAATAATCCATGTAAACTTTTTCTTGTATTAGATGAATATAGTCTATTGCTAATTCTAATTTATCGATATTGTACATGTATTTTTTCAATAAATTTTTACTCAAAGACAATCGTTCATCAAAAGTCATATAACTGTTATCCCAATAAAAAAATATATTAATTAAATTCGATAAATCATTTAACCAAATTACATATTCCTTTGTATTTAATTTACTTATTTCTTCTTCAAATGTCATAATATTTGTAATTGTATCAAATGTTTTGTTGTCACCATCTTTTTGTAATTCAAATATAGTTTTTTTGTATATGAATAATACGGCATCTGTTTGATTTAGCGTATTTTGTAAATTACTATGATGGATTTGCTCCATATACTCTGTATAATAAAAGTAAGTTTTCTGACAATAATAATAAGCCTTTTCGATATTTTTAGTTTTAAAAAGGACATATTCAAATACACGATATATAGAATTTAGACCAATGTATAAACATACATTTATTTGTATATCTCCTATGGGTAATAATATTTTTTCCACTTGTTGAAAAAATTCTTCAATAATTGTAAAATACTTGTCTACTATTCTATTACGAATATTCTTTTGATCCCATAATATGCGCTTGGGCATATAAATTTATATATTGAAAACATAAAAAAAAATTTTAAAAATAAACAAATAGAATATTAATTTAATCAATAATCTATTTAAAGTTAATATTTGGAAAATATACATAATGAGTAGTGAGAATACACAACAAGCAGAAGATTCTACCGGATATAGATTACCCGATAATAAGACATTACAACATGTAAGTAAATTGGCAATAGTAGAAGATAAACCTATTATGATGGATTATTGGACAAATTCATTAGATAAGACTGTATTAATTGGTGTAAAAGAAAGTACAGAAAAATTATTAGTTAAAAGTGAAGATGAGTACACTAGTCCTATCCAAAAGATTTATAAAGTGCACAGTGAATATATTATAATGACTGAAAACTCAATTTATATTGTTGATGTAGATATTCCAACAAAACGCATTAGTTCTTAATTTGTATTAATATTATTGCCATTATTAATGTAAAGTTATTTTTCCTAAAGAAATCTTTGGGAAGGGAATGGAATATTATATTATCTACTGAAATAGTATATAATATGAACAAAAAACTCCCAGATGGATGGATTATTAAAAAAAGTAGAAAAACTAATGAAGAATATTATTTTAATAAAGTTACTGGTAAAGCCCAATGGGAGTTTCCTGTTGAAACTAATAAAAAGGTCATAGGGGAAGGAACATATGGTTGTGTTGTAAAAGAGCCTTTAGAATGTGAAAATAATGGTAAAAAATATGATTATAAAGACAAAGTATCTAAAGTCCTTACCAAACACAGTGGTTTAGAAGAATTACAAGAAATGAAAGATATTGCCAAAATAAAAGGAATTGATAAATATGCATTAAATGTACCAGAAATGTGCAAACCAAAATTAAGCAGAGAATTTTATGATGTAGTATCAAAGTGTCGCGGTAGGTCTGTAAGTAGCACATTTCAAAATGAAATAAATCAGCTTCGTTTACTTATACTTGAAAATGGTGGTAATGATTTAAACACAATTAAAAATAAAATATACCCTACATTTTCAAATGATGATAAGAAAAAATTTTTTACTTCTTTATTAACATTAATAAATGGTGTAGATTTTTTTGTTAAAAATAATACAGTACATCACGATATAAAAGAAGGAAATATTGTTTACAATATAGATACTGGTATAAGCAAATTTATTGATTTCGGTTTAGCCACAAAAAAGGATAAAATTATAAGAGAAGCAAAAGGTAGAGGATATGGTTTTGCTATATCTCATAGTTATTTTCCACCTGAGACAAGTTGTTTAAATAAATTTGATTTTAATAATAACAATAATTCTAAATGTGCAAAATTAAAAACACATTTTAAACAACATGATTTATTTCTTGAAAAAGCAGTAGATTCATTTGATTTATATTGTTTAAGTTTTGCATTATTGGATTTAACACAGTCCTTACAATATGAAGAAGAAGACGCATCTAATATTGCTAATTTTTTAGAAGAATTAGTATATCTATTTCAAAAATACACAACACCTTTTTTGCCCGATAGATTAACAAATATATTATCATTAAAAAAAGACTACAAAGAGCTTTTAGAATTGTACAATATGTATGACACTAATAAACCAACTCCTAGTATAGAATCCATTCAATTATCAAATAAACATTCATTTGCAATTGACATAAAACGTGAAAATCAATGTCCACCAAGAAAACCTGATTTTAATCCATTTACAAAAAAATGTACAGTAAAGTGCAAAGATGGTAAAATAAGAAATGAAAAATTTCGCTGTGTAAATAATAAAACTAGAAAAAGTAAAAGTTCTAGTAAAGAAAATAGAAAAGAAACAGAAGAATTGAATAAAAAAATGAATAAATGTAAAAAAGAAGACAAAGATTTAAATCCGTTAACTAATCGTTGTGTAAAAAAATGTAAAACTACACAAAAAAGAGTAATAAGGCGTAATAAATACACTTGTATTACTAAGAAAAATGAATAATTCTATAATAAATATATTAATGAGTAATATATTTATCACAACAATTCTTGTAATTGCTTTAATGTTTCTTCTGGCAAACTATCGGGAAATTTTATATCAAAATCTATAATAAAGCTACCTACGGCATTTTGTCGTTTCAGTCCCATACCCTGAATTGCTTTTTTAAAACCGGGTTTAATAATAGAATAATTATCTTTGTTATTAATTGCCATTTTTTTACCATTTAAAAATACAAATTCAATCATAAATCCGCATAATGCTTCTTTTAACGTTATTGTTCGTTTTAAAATGATATCAAGTCCTTGCCTTAAAAATTCGGTGCTATTTTCAATTGATACTTGTATTTTAATATCACCTTTCTTATCATCTATAATATTACCTTTCCCTTGTAATGTTACGACTTCGTTATTTTCAATTCCATTAGGAACATTAATATATAAAGATTCTTTCTCTTTCCTAACTTCACTATTCTCTTCTATTGTACGTTCAATCTCTACTTCTACAACATCACCATTGTACACTTGCTGTAACGTAACATAAATTTTTTTATTTATTGGGTCTGGATTTCTCATTTGTTTAAAATGAGCATGCATAGGAAATCCACCAGGCATTCCATGCATACCCGCTGCAGCCATTCCAGCAGGCATCCCATTATGAAAAATACGTATATCTGGTCCCCCACCCATATGTTGCATATGCGGATTCATATTATGCATACCACCAAACATCATATTAAAAATATTATTTATATCTTGGAATTCACCCATATTATTAGGGTCCATTCCAGGCCCTCCTCCAAATTTTAAACTCATATCATATTTTTTCTTTTCTTCTGCATCACTTAATGTAGAATAGGCTTCTGATAATTTTTTCATTATTTCAGTTGCTTCTGGTGATGAATTCCTGTCGGGATGATATTTTAAAGATAAAGTACGATATGCTTTCTTAATTTCACCATCAGATGCACTTTCATTAACCCCTAATATTTCATAATAATTTTTGTTTTCCATAATATTTTTATTATAAATAAAAGTTTATATATTATTTTTGTTAAATGTTATATAAATATTAATTTCTATTCTAAAATAATGTCAAATCAACATACATTAATTCATAAATATAGACCATATACATTAAATGATTTTACTGATAATGATACATTTAAAAATATAATTAAGACGTTAAACAATATGAATAATCTTAACGTTCTTTTTATTGGAAATTCTTGCTCTGGAAAAACCACTTTATTAGATTGTATAGTAAGGGATTATTATCAATTAACTAAAAATCAAAGCATAAAAGAAACAAATGTATTATTTATTAATAACTTAAAAGACCAAGGAATACAGTATTTTCGAAATGAAATGAAAATATTTTGCCAATCAACATGTTCTATTAGAAATAAAAAAAAAATTATTATTATTGATGACTTAGATAGTATTAACGAGCAAAGTCAACAAGTATTTCGAAATTATATAGATAAATATTCTAAAAATATTCATTTTTTATCGGTATGTACAACAGTACAAAAGGTGATTGAAAGTTTGCAATCTCGATTACATATTATAAAATTACCAACTTTTTCAGATAACTATTGTATAAATTTATTTGATACTATTGTTAAAAATGAAAAAATAAAATTAGATAAAAAAAGTAAAGAATATGTATTATCTATTTCAAACAATTCTGTTCGTACACTAATTAATAATTTAGAAAAATTATACATTTACAATAACTCAATTAAATTAGAAATATGCAAAGACCTATGTAATACAATATCTTTTGAACATTTTGACAATTATTATAATTTTTTAAAAGATGACAAAATTTTAGAAGCAATAAAATTATTAAACAATGTTTATGATTATGGGTATTCTGTAATTGATATATTAGACTATTTATTTTATTATACAAAAATTACTGATTTATTAAATGAGAAATTAAAATATGAAATAGTGATTATTCTTTGCAATTATATTAGTATATTTCATAGCATTCATGAAGACCCTATTGAGTTATCTCTAATTACATATGATATTAGTAAACTGTTTAAAATTTAATGTGAATAATTATTATATTGATTATGTTTTCATTGTCTGCGAATAGACGAAGAGGATTAAAAAGGAAAAACAATTTAAATAAACAACAACAAACCAATACGAATACAACCTTAAATGAAAATAAAAATGATGGTCTACGTATAATTTCAAGTGAACAAAAAGAAAAAAAAGAACAAAATAATATTTCTTTAAAACTTGATAAAGTTAAGCAAGAAGACCTATCTTTTAGAGACTATATTCAAAAGAATGAAACCCAAGAAATAAAATGTAATAAACAAAAGCGAATTGAAGAGGAAAATAAATATAAATCATGGGTCAAAAGTCAAGAATAAATTTAGGAAAAACTAATTATTTATTCTACCTATTTTAAAATAAAATACCAATTAAATATAACTTACTTAATGACAAATCAAATTTTTAAAAACAACGTTCCCAATAATCTTTTATTTAATATGTTAGATAAAATTTGTTTAAAAACAGATAAATATTATTTAATTGATATTAATTCTTACAAAAAATTACTATTTCACAAATTGCAGGATGATTTTCTAGATTCGTTGAAAGAGTATTACCATATAGGTAAACAATTTTACTTAGCTCGTCAGTTTACTTATAAATCATTTACTAACATAATAAGACAAATTTGCAAAAACAATTCTATCATGTATACATCTGAAATGAAGTATAATGAATCTAAGTACAATATTGTGTTTTATGTTTATTTCTAATTAATAAGATCTTCTAATATAATATCTATCAAGATACTATATAGAATGTTTGAGACCAAAAATCTACCTAAATATGCAATATTATTAGGAGTAATATTAGTTATTACATCATTTTCAAAAAATATAAAAAGCGCTTTTGATACAAATGACGATTATGAAATGATTAAAAAATATTTATTAAATGAGTCACCATTATATGGATATAATAGACCAAAATTATGGATACATTCAAAGTATGAAATAAATTCTAGACAATGGAAAAGTTTTCAATCAAGGAATTCTACTAATTTAAATCAAAACTATTTACATTTAACTATAAAAACAATTATAAATCATTGTGGTGATTCTTTTAACGTATGTCTCATTGATGATGATTCTTTTTCAAAATTATTGCCTAATTGGGATATTGATTTATCAAACTTACCTGAACCCATGAAAAGTAATTATCGTTATTTAGGAATGGCTCAATTAATTTATATATATGGAGGCTTGACTGTTCCTAATTCTTTCTTATGTATGAAGGATTTAAAGTATTTTTATGAAACGAGTTGCAAGGATAAAAAACCGTTTGTTTGTGAGGAACATAATAAACACGTTAACTTAATGATTGAATCTCCTCCTTCTTTATTCACTCCTGGATTAACAATATTTGGAGCAGAAAAAGGAGATGAATGTATACTTGAACTTGTTGAATATTTAAAACAATTAAATAAACATGGACATTTTTCTGATGAAGTAAAATTAAAAGGAACAATTAATTATAAATTAAAAGAATGGATTAATAATGATAAAATAAATTTGATAGGCGGTGAAGTAGTTGGTGTGAAAACTCAAAATAAAAAACAAATAGGAATAGAAGAATTATGCGAAGAAGCTCATTTAGATTTATATCCACGTGCTGTTGGTATTGCGTTACCTGCGGATGATATACTAAAAAGAACTAAATATAATTGGTTAACAAATATATCTCCAATGGAGTTATTGGGTTCAAATATTATTATTGCCAAATATTTCAAAGCATCTATTCAAGATACAAATAATGAATACTATAAATCGAATCTTGAAAGAAGTATTGTATCAATATAATTAATAAAATAATATAAATACACTTATATTATTTGTATAATGGATTTATTAAAAACAACTCTATATGCATCCATTGATGATTTGTTATTAAAGTATAAAGATGATGAATATATAAAACAAAAATTAGAAAATTATATTTGTAATCAGTTACCAAATATTTTAAATAATTTAAAAGCAAATCAGATTGAAAGAAAGAATCGCATAGAAGAAATGACAAATGAGAAAGAGCAATTTATTCAACAGTTTTTACATAATAATCAATATTTTTTTATGTCTAATACAAATACATTTTTCATGTATGATGGATTGCATTATCAAATATTTAGTGAAGACGACATATTACATCACGTATTATCAAGCATTAGCAAAGACCGATATTTGATGTCTTGGAAACATAAGACAAAGGTAAATGTAATGAAAAAAATAAAAGATAATAGTTTATTAACAACAATCCCAGAGTCAGAAACGATTCAGTTTGTATTAACTCATTTAGTTGGAAATATATTTCCAAATAAAGAGACTGCTAAATATTTTTTATGTGTAGTAGGAGATAGTTTGTTAAAGAAAAATTCTCATCTTATTCATTATGTTAGTAATAATGGAAAAAATTTCATTAAATGCTTAGATAATGTAGCAAATTTATTGATTGGTGGACATATAAGTAATACTATGAAATATAAATATTATGACCATTCATATGATAATTTTCGTATTGTTCAAATGAATGATACAGTTAAACAAGAATCAAGTTGGATGTATATACTAAAAACATATACATTAGATATATTATGTGTTTCATGTCATTATTCTCAGCGTTTTCATGGTTCAGATAATTATATTAATAATCATTGCAATAATAATAATATTAGACAAAATATATTATTTGTTAAAAATACTGTTTTAACTGATTTAATACAAGAGTTTATAGAAAATTATTTTGATAAAACAGAAGTGAAAGATGATTCTATTATCAAACAGATTAGTTGGAAAGATGTTCAATATTTATGGAAATTATTTTTAGATAGTAAAAATTGTCCATCAATCATTTTTATGAATAATTTAAAAAATATTATGACAACACAATTATCGCACCACTATGATGATAATCAAGATTCTTTCTTAAATCTATCTAGCAAATATTTACCATCTATTCAACAATTTTTAAAATTTTGGGATAGTTCAATCATATTAAACGAGGATGAAGAGGACCATTTTGAAATAGATGAGTTGATATCAATGTTTAAATCTTGGGCTTTAGCAGAAAACGAAATACATAATTCATTGACCGAGCAACAAATTGTTGATATTATTCAACATTTTTATCCAAACATCGAAATTGTAGATGATAAATTTGTTATGAATGTAAACTGTAGTATATGGGACAAAAAATTTGATATTGAAAAATCATTGGTTGAATTGAAGCATGAATTAAATCAGAAAGAATATAATCCAATATCTATTTATGACGCATATACACATTATTGCAAATTAAATACTTCAAGTGTAGCAAATAATTTCCCTAAATTAATTGTTCATAAATCTTATTTTGAAAAATACATATTCGAACAATATTCCGAATATATACAAGATAACAAATGGTTAATAGAAGATTGGTTATATACTTAAAAATTAGTTCTTCTTCTTCTTAGAAAGAGTTTTTCTCTTTTTAGTTGGTTTTTTTCTATCTTCTTTACTAAATAACTTCATGGTTCCCTTTTTAGCTTTGAAACCTAACTTTCTTAATGTCTTAATAGCTTTTTTACCTTGAGCCATTTTCTTCTTAGATTTATAACGTCCGTTGTGATAGGCAATATCTTTTTTCTCTAAACCTCCTGGGGTTTTGTCAGCATGTCCTCTATACACTTCTAGTTTAGTTCCTACAGTCATTATATATAATTGAAAGAAATTATTATATATAATAATTATTTTTTCTTAGTAGACAAGTTTTTTTTGTTTTTTCTAGTTTTCTTTTTAACATAGCCAAATTTACCTTTTTTTGCAAAAAAACCATGTTTTTCTAAACGTTTCTCTTTTTTTGCGGTTTCATATTTTTTCTTTGATACAATTCTACCACGACCATTCATTAATAATTCACTTTTCTTTAATCCACCCGACGTCTTATACGCGGTTCCATTCATCACTTGCTCTCTTGAACCAAATAATTCTTTATAAAATCCACCTTTAATCGTGTAACCTCCAGTTATAGGGTCTCTAACGGGTCTTTTCATATATAATAAGAGACTATTTTTTTCTAAATAATCATTGAATTATTAATAGTTTGAATCATTCGTAGTTGTTGAACTACCATTCGTAGTGGTTGTTGTACCATTTGTAGTTGTTGATGTATCATATGTAGTGGTTGTTGTACCATTTGTAGTTGTTGATGTACCATTTGTAGTTGTTGTACCATTTGTATTGTTTTCTGTTTCGACTATTCTTCTATTGGTTTCATTAATAGGAACTGTATAAATTTGACCTGATGCATAACGATAAGAAGGGTAATCATCTGCGTGTTGTCCTTGACTTGCTACAAAAATAGTTCCTTTCGATAATCGTTCTTGAAAATTATGAATTCTTGCAGTTTTAGATGACTTCATTAACTCAGCAAAACGCTTTCTTCTTGTAATGGTTGGGTCATTTGTTCCAGTTTTAAATCTTTTATATTCGATAGTATTTTTTGCTCTTTCATTTTCACAGTGTCGTATGATGTTAAACATGTTTATATAATTAAACTATATATTATGTTTTTCAAAATTTATATATACCCCCCTATAAAATTGATTTAAAAATTACTTGTTTTATATAGTATAAAATATGTCCTCTTCTAAAAATGATACTGAACTTGCTCAGCAATATCAACAAAAAACTGACAAACAACATATTCTAGACAATCCTGATACGTATATTGGTTCTGTTGAAAATGTAGATGCTAATCTATGGGTTTATAATGAACAAACAAATCGTATTGAATTGCGCGAGATTGAATATATTCCTGGTTTGTATAAATTGTTTGATGAAGGTATTGTAAATTGTCGTGACCATGTTGTTCGTATGATTCAATCCAATGATTTACATAAAAAATTTGTTACATATATTGAGACAAAGATTGATAATGATGGAACAATTACAATGATTAATGATGGTAACGGTATTGATATTGCAAAACATCCTGAATATCAAATTTGGATTCCAGAAATGATATTTGGTCATTTACGTACATCAACAAATTATAATAAAAATGAAAAACGTATTGTTGGTGGTAAGAATGGATTTGGATTTAAATTAGTATTAATTTGGTCAACTTATGGTAGAGTAGAAACGGTTGACCATAAACGTGGATTAAAGTATGTGCAAGAATTTCATAATAATTTGGATACATTGGACCCTCCAAAAATTACAAAAATTACTACATCAAAACCGTATACTAAAGTAACATTTCGTCCTGATTATAAAAGGTTAGGTATTGAAGGTTTAACACAAGATATGGTTGCGTTTTTACGTAAACGTGTTTATGATATTGGTGCGGTGACTGACCATTCTATTAAAAAGATTAATGTCATTTATAATGGTCAAACAATTCCTATTAAAAATTTTCAAAATTATATTGATTTATACATAGGACCTAAGACACAAAGCAAACGAGTATATGAACATCACGAAGAACGATGGGAATATGCAGTTGCATTATCTCCAGCTCATGAGTTTATGCAAGTTTCTTTTGTAAATGGTATTGCAACATCAAAAGGTGGAAAGCATGTTGATTATATTACTCAACAAATTGTAAGAAAACTATGTGATTATATTGAAAAAAAGAAAAAGGTGAAAGTTAATTCAGCATCTATTAAGGAACAACTTATATTGTTCTTACGTTGTGATATTGAAAACCCATCATTTGATAGCCAAACAAAAGATTATATGAATACCCCTTCTGCTAGATTTGGTTCAACTTGTACAGTCAGTGATAATTTTATTGAAAAAGTAGCTAAAATGGGCGTTATGGATGTAGCATGTAATTTAACAGAAGTAAAAGAAAACAAAATGGCCAAGAAAACAGATGGTTCTAAGACAAAGAATGTACGTGGTATCAATAATTTTGTAGACGCTAATTATGGAGGAACGGTTCACTCCAAGGATTGCATATTAATTCTTTGTGAGGGACTATCAGCAATGTCAGGAATTGTATCTGGACTATCAAGTGAAGATAGAAATGTCATAGGCATTTATCCACTAAAAGGTAAGTTATTAAATGTACGTGGTGAACAACTAAAAAAAATTATGGACAACAAAGAAATCAATGATATTAAAAAAATACTTGGTCTAGAATCTGGAAAAGAATATAATACTATTGAGGAAGTGAATAAATATTTACGTTATGGTAAAATTATGTATATGACAGACCAGGATTTAGATGGGTCTCATATTAAAGGACTATGTATCAACTTATTTCATAGTGAATGGAGTTCCCTTACTAAGATTCCAGGGTTTTTGTCTTTTATGAATACGCCTATCTTACGAGCAAAGAAAGGTACACAAATCAAATTGTTTTATAATGATGGTGAATACAATGACTGGAAAGAAAGCTTTGGCGAAGAAGGCCCTAGAGGATGGAATGTTAAATATTTTAAGGGTTTGGGTACTTCTACATCTTCTGAGTTTAAAGAGTATTTTGCAAATAAGAAAATAGTTGATTTTGTTTATACAGGAAATTCTAGTGATGATATGATTGATAAAATATTTAATAAAAAGCGTACAGATGATAGAAAACAATGGTTAGAAAATTACGATAAACTAGCCTACTTGGACACCAACCAGCCAAGTGTACAATATGAACAGTTTATTAATCGTGAAATGATACATTTTAGTACTTATGATTGTGCTCGTTCCATCCCAAATATGGTGGATGGACTAAAAATATCTCTTCGGAAAATTCTTTATTCAGCGTTTAAACGTAAACTTACTAGTGAAATTAAGGTTGCACAGTTTTCAGGTTATGTTTCTGAACATAGTGCATATCATCATGGTGAAGCAAGTCTTAATGGTGCTATTGTTAATATGGCTCAAAATTATGTAGGTTCTAATAATATTAATTTGTTGTTACCAAATGGACAATTTGGTACTCGTTTGCACGGAGGTGATGATAGTGCATCGGAAAGATATATCTTTACTCAGTTGAATCCATTAACTCGATACATATTTCCTGATGTGGATGACGCTGTATTAAATTATTTGAATGATGATGGAACAATGGTAGAACCCGAATACTATGTACCTATTATTCCATTTGCATTAATAAATGGTATTTCAGGAATAGGAACCGGATTTTCGTGTAATATTGCTCCTTATAATCCTAGACAAATTATTCAATGTTTGCAAAGTATGCTGAAAAATGATTCAATAGAACATCAAGAATTTGTTCCTTATTATGAAGGTTTTAAAGGAAGTATTCGCAAAATCGAAGAACAAAAGTTTTTAATCAAAGGTTGTTATGAAAAGACAGATACTGATAAAATTCGCATTACCGAACTACCTGTAGGAACATGGACTATGCCATATACGACTTTCTTAGAAACGTTGGTTGATGGCGTTGTTGATAATAAAACGGGTAAAAAGGGAACACCTCAACTGAAAGATTTCTCTTCTATTTGCACAGAAGTAAATGTAGATATTGAAATCGTGTTTCCTCGAGGTAAATTAGAACAATTAGAAAATAGTACAGATGTTAACGGTATCAACGGAGTAGAAAAATTGTTGAAATTGCACACAACTCTTAGCACGACCAATATGCATATGTTTGACAAAGATTGTAAATTACATAAGTATAAAAATGTGAACGAAATATTGCAAGCATTTTACGATGTTCGATTGGAAATATATGAAAAACGTAAACAATATTTACTTACTGATATGCGTAATAAATTAGTGAAGTTATCAAATCGTGCTAAATATATTCAAGAAACATTGGCAGGAACGATTGATTTGCGTCGTATGAAAAGTGACGCTGTGAATGAACTATTAACAAGTAAACAGTATGCAAAGATTGATGATGATTATAAGTATTTGATTAAAATGCCCATGGATTCTGTAACTGAAGAAAATGTAGCTCAAATCATGAAAGAAAAGGATACCACCGAGAAAGATATTGATGTATTATCAAAGACTCGTGTACAGACTTTATGGTCTCGTGAACTAACAAAACTTGAAACTGAATATGATAAATATAAGTTGCAACGTGAAAAAATACAAGCAAGTGTGATAAAAATCAAAAAAACAGAAAAAAAGGTAAAAAAGGTTGCTAAAAAAAAGTAGTTATTAATAACAAATAGTATAAAAAAATTTTTGTATATTTTTTAATGAAGGTCGCGTTTATTACTGGTATTACTGGTCAAGATGGTTCGTACTTAGCAGAGTTACTATTAGAAAAAGGTTACATGGTACATGGTTTGATACGCCGTTGTTCGTCTATCAATACTCATCGCATCGAGCATATATTCCATAATCAAGACCTTTTTTTACATTATGGAGATTTAACAGATAGTTCATGTTTGGGTTCTATTTTGTCAAATATAAAACAAAAATATGAAAATATGGAAGTATTAGAAATATATAATTTAGGTGCTCAATCACATGTAAAAGTATCTTTTGAAATGCCTGAATATACAGCAGATGCGGACGCATTTGGTACTTTAAAATTACTCGAATCTATACGTTCTAATAATCTTTGTAGTAAAGCACGTTTTTATCAGGCATCTACAAGTGAATTATATGGATTAGTGCAAGAAATTCCACAAAAAGAAACGACTCCTTTTTATCCACGTTCTCCATATGGTGTTGCAAAATTGTATTCTTATTGGATAGTTAAAAACTATAGAGAGTCATATAATATGTTTGCATGCAACGGGATATTATTTAATCATGAATCAGAACGTAGAGGACATAATTTTGTTACACGTAAAATTACCAGAGGACTGGGAAAAATATTATCAGGAGAAACAGATAAACTCGTAATGGGGAATATTGACTCAGAACGTGATTGGGGACATGCAAAAGATTATGTATATGGAATGTGGTTGATGCTTCAACAAGAGAAACCAGATGATTTTTTATTAGCTACGGGTGAAAAACATAGTGTACGTGAATTTATAGAAAAAACGTTTGCATTAAAAAATATTCATATAGTTTGGAAAGGTTCTGGAATAAATGAAATAGGATATGATAAAAATACAAACAAAGAATATATTTTTATAAATGAAAAATATTATCGTCCAGCAGAAGTTGATTTATTAATTGGGGACCCAACAAAGGCAAACAAGTTATTGGGTTGGAATCCCAAAATTACATTTGATAAATTGGTTGAAAAAATGGTGCATCATGATTGTTAAAATATTATACAAAACAATATGAAAAGATTTTACTAATACATATAAATGCGTTGCGTTTATCTATTTTGTTTGCTTCCTTTGCTAGCACAATGTTTTACGATTACAAAAGTTGCTATACCACCTGCTCCAGTTGTTTATGGAGGCTCTACGAAGCCAGTTGAAAATTTCGATCCTTTTAATTTTGCTAGTACCACTGAAAGAAGTCTCTTTTTTAGAGAGGCAGAGTTAAAGCATGGTAGATTGGGTATGGTTGCCGCTACTACCATCCCGTTGGTAGAGCAATTTACTCATCGTCCAGGAATTTATGAGTTTTCTAAATTACCAGATAATATTCAAATTGCTTTTGTTATGGTAATGTTTACTTCTGAGTTTTCTAGTATGTTAAATGGCTGGCAAAATCCTCTTCAAAAGCCGTTTGCTTTAAATGAAGATTACCAACCTGGAGATCTCGGTTTTAAAGTGTCCAATAATCGAGATATTAATATGATTAATAAAGAACTTAATAACGGCCGTTTAGCTATGATCGCATCTTTGGGTATGATAGTTCAAGAACTAGTAACAGGTCAGACATTGTTCTAATAAAATTGAATTAATAAAAATGTAATTAAAGATATAAATACCATAAAAATATTATTATGATATTTATGATTCTAATTAATTTGGCTGTATGTCATGGATTTCAACTATTTATGACAAAAAATAGTAATTGGAACAAAAATACTAATTGGAACCAATTACAATTCAGTATTAAGGAAAATGCTCGAAATTGGTTTGTGAAACGTGCAATAAGAAGTGGTATACCATGGAACGAATTGTATGAAGAAAATGTAAATAATTATGATATCATTGAAAAAAGCAAAGAAAAAATCGAAAATAAAAACATTCAATACCCCGAATATTATTTAAAGCCATTTCATGGTTATGACGCAGGTAATATGAACTGGAAAGCAGCACAAGAAGCGGAGGGAGCAACACTAAGTATTTCATCTAGATACTGGAAAGGCGTATCTCCTATCGAAGCACAAGAATGGATGCGAAATAATGTAACTCAAAATGTGTATAAATATATTAAAGGTTTGAATGACGGTATTTTGTATAGCCCTAGAAAAATAATTGATGTTGGTTGTTCCGTGGGTATTTCCACAGAATATTTACAAGACGCTTTTCCAAAGGAGACAAAGATATTTGGTTTAGATTTGAGTCCATACTTTTTGGGGGTCGCAGATTTTCGTGCATGTCAGCAAAATCGTAATATACAATATATTCATGCAAATGCTGAAAAAACAAACTTTGATTCATTATCTTTTGATTTAATTATCTGTAACTTTGTATTTCACGAACTTCCCGAACAAGCTGCCAATTCTATTTTGAAGGAGATGTATCGTATTCTCAACAAAAATGGAATATTAGCTATTGTTGACATTGACCCAGATTACCTGGATACTATGTTAAACCAGAATATTTTCCGAAAATGGGCTTTTGAATCAACCGAACCGCATATTTATAACTATTATTTACGGAACACACAAGAAATGATGCAAAATCTTGGTTTAAGACACATTACTAAAGCACGAAATGATCCATTGAATTCTATATGGTTTGGTGTGAAAGGAGATTATAATTATATCAAAAGTAAAAATCCGTTGAATTTGATTGATTCTAGGGAAAATGATATGGACATGCAAAAAAATTTTGAATTAAGATCGATATTTATTTAAAAAGAAATTATTATATAAAACAAAGATGTTAGAATTAGGTACATATTTATTTTTTTATCTTTATGGAGGAGTTATTGGAAGCATTATTTACATGAATAGTATTACTAGAAACAGAGAAGAATTATTTGAACAAGATATTGAACCTATTCCATCACGATTTCAAAATCGTGAAAGAATGACTGTAGGTGAACGATTTGTTTAATGTTGAAGATTAAATTTAGGAGTTATTTGGTAATATTTTTCAGGGTCGCAACAAAAACGTTCGTTATTTAATTCACAGCATTTTTTTACTCCAAAACAATCATCGTCTTTATTACATAAAGAATTCTTTCCAAATCGAATGTTTGGTAATAACAAAGCGGTAATTCCAGCCAAACTAATTACATTACTAAAATCATTCAAAACCGGATCAATGTTATATATTCTAGGTTGAACAGACAATAAAAAACAACTTACTAATAAACGATACATTAGTGATATAAAAAACAATTTTTTAAATGATTTATAAAAATATTTTAACACAATAATTTGCTTATCTCTTTTTTCTCCCAAAATATTCTATTCTTATATCCTTTGATAGAATTATTCATTAAGAATGATTTTACTGGGTCATGATCGTTCCAATACTTTTCAGGGATATTTGATTTTTTAATTTTATCTTCTTGCTCTGCTTCATCTATTTTTTTTTCCAAACAATCATCAACCGTATGCATATAATTCTTACAATATGTACAAAATAGTTGATTCACACAAATTAGATTTGTTTGTTTTTTCTTTACTTTTTTCATTTTAAATAACATTCTTTGTATTCTCATAGAATGCATATTTTTCAAAATTAATAATTCTTATTCTAAATATAATTATTTGAACATTTTCAATTTTTATACAAATGGTTTCATTTCTAGTTGTCGAAATTCTCTGTCAGTTTGTACAGGTAAATCAATAGGTGTTACTAAAGTACTTTGATCACGGCAATATTTCAAATAACCAATTAATTCATTATACACATTTGGTACAGCATATTCCAACACAAACTTATTCAATCGTTCTATTTGTTCAGTAATACCCTCTGGTTTATGTTCGGCATATTGTAAATAAATACTTCTCATAATAATTTTGATAGTATCTAAATTTTGTGGAGCAATAATGTACTTCTCCTCGGACATTTTGTATACTCCTGCACGAATACCATTTTGAATGATTTGTACATTTTCTGCACAAAAGAATACTTTAGATAATACAGTATCTTCGATAATTCCAGCTAATGGCTCTCTGTATTCACTTGCTTTATTTTTTACTGCAACTTTTTCTTTCATATCAAATAATACGTTAGGTGGTATGTCAATAATATTTACTCTACCGTTCAATGCTTCAGGAGGTAGAATGGAATTTTCATTATCTATACTACTAGGATTCATTATATATACATTTAATACAGAATAAAAATTTCACAGAAACACTCTAAATATTTAGTACAATAATCTCTAGTTTATATATAAATATGTTCAGAAATATAGGCGAAATAGTCGTTATGATTTTTATTGCTATTTTAGTATATTCTATTTTTATTTTGCTATCGTTTATTTTAGTAAAAACAACGGGTGGAACAATTCAACTATTTATTGAATCTCCAATTGTATTTATATTTTACATGTCTATTTTATTAGCTATTTGTTATGCAATAAACACTATTTTCTTTAAGCAAAAAACAAAAGATGCATAAATATTTATCTATTGGTAGTATATAAAAATGGAAGTATTCTATACAATAGTTGTTATAGTAGCATTAATTTTACTTATATTGATATTAACCTATGTTGGAATGAAAGTATCTGCTCAAGAGTCAAGTTCAAGTGTTCCATTCCCTCCTCATCAAAATACTTGTCCAGATAATTGGAAGGCAAAATCGATTACCGATAGTAATAATAATGAAAGTACATACTGTGAAGTACCTACCGAAAATATGAAAAATGTGGGTACAATATTAGATACAAGCACTAGTGATTCTTCTAAAACAAATGCTGAAGTGACGGCAGGTTATAATGATACTATATTTGAAGATAGCCCGAATGGGGTAATCGATTTTAACAGTCCTGCATGGTTAACGAATGGTACTACAGCAGAATGTAGTCAACAATTGTGGGCAAATACACACAATATTACTTGGGACGGAATTACCAACAAATCTGGTTGTGAATGAGTAGTTCGTTACAATAAATGAGAAAGAAGTATACATAACAAAATGAAATTTTATATAACATAGATATTATATAAAATTAATTAATGAAATCTTTCACAACTGGTTCTTCGTCGGTGTTTATTTCTATTTTATCAATATGAACTGGATATTTAAAAACACTATAAACACCACTATCATTATCATAATTCACTTCTTGCACCTCATTATTCAATTGAGATATTTTTTTAAATAATGGTTCTTGTTGTTCAGTATTGTTTTTCACTATTTGTTTTATTAACTCTTTATTTTGCGTTTTTTTGTATTCTTCAATTAAAATTTTATTGTTTTGCTGTATTTCGTAAATTTCTTTTTCTTTGTTTTTTATTTCTTTCTTTTTATCGTAATTGAAAAATAATTCTTTATGTGTATCTAACATTTCTTCATACAATTCATTTTCTAAATTGTATTCTTCCAAATGTTTTTCAAATATTTCTTTGGCTTCATCGTCTTCTGTAAAACTAAAAATATTATTCATTTTTTCTCGAATAATAGAGGATTTTGATACCTCACGATATTGATTAAAATAATGTAATTGTGATTCGTAATGATAAAACTGACCTGTGTAGATTTTAATATTTAATTTACACGGGTTCTCAGCATCGCCGCATATTGCTTGATAATAATTAGTTGTTGTTTTGAATATAGTACCTACTTTTCGTTTGCAGTGTATACATGTCGGTTTAATTGTTTTAAGCAATTCCATTCCTTGTTTTCTCGAATCGGCATTTTTAAAAACGGCTTTTCTCATATCATGGACTTTCTTTTCATATTTGCTTTTTAATTTAAAGTATGCATTCAAAGCCTTTTTAACTTCCATCTTTTTTCTTGTTTTTTCTTTATGCTTATCTTCCTGTTCATCAGGAATGTTTCCTCTAAATTCAATAGAGGGGGTATTTTCCATAATAAAATTAGGTATGCCATTTTCAGGAAAGTTCTCGATTAAGGTAATTGTATTATTAGAAACATTTAAACTTTCTAGGTTATCTATATTTTTCAAATCTAACATTTTTAATTTGTTATGAGATACAGAAATATCCATTAGAGAACCTGGTAAATCTTGTATTTCTTCTAATTTGTTGTGTGATAGATTTAATTCTTTTAGTTCAGTCAAATTTGCAATGTTCACTTTTTGTAAATAATTTTCTTCTATTTGTAAACATGTTAATGAACTGGGTAAATTGTCCAATGTATTCAAAATATTTTTATTTACTTTCAAGGTTTCAATACCTTCGGGGATATTGTATAAATTCGTAATCTTACCTTCTTCAAATATCACCTCTTCGGGTACACCCATGTTCATTTCTTTCAATATAGAGAAATCAATGTCACCAAACAATGCGTAACCAATATATATTTTCTTCAATGGTTTGGTTGAACCTTCTAAATATTTTTTAAGTTCCTCTGTAGCACTATTATTATTGGATATTATTTGTTCTCGTTCTTCTTTGTTCATTATATAATATAAATATATTTATAACTATATTTATATTTCTAAATTAAATTTATTGAACTTTTTAAATGGTATCTATATTATCATTATAATGAAAAGGTAAACTCGTAATATTTGACATACTTTGTTTCTGTTGTTGATAATTTTCTTGATGATAGCGTATCTTATTTAAAATAAAATTTTGCTCTTTTAACATTTGCTGTTTTTTTTCATAATCACTTGGTTTATTTGTATAACAAAAATATAAAGCTAATCCAAATATTAAAACAAATATGAATAATAATCCAAAATTAAATACATAATAATAAACACCAACTCTAGTCTCGTGACATTTTTTTAAATTATTCACTAAATATGCCCTTGAATTAGGCTCTATTAAAGAAGGTAAATCCATATATATTAATTTACTAAGAAAATTGTTTTACATATACGCTAAATAACTTAATACAAATAAATAGCTAAATATAGCGGTTATTATTGCAACCAACCAAATAGGAATTACAGTTTTATGTCTGTACCCTACACCAAAAGGACGGAATTCACCATTTTCATCATATACTATAGTTGGCTTCATGTAATGAATCGTAAAGAATAAAATAAGAAAAATGAGTAAACTAACATTTAATTTATTTTTTCCAATAAATATTTTTAAATTATTCATAATTATAATATTACTATAAAAAAATTAATAGTTATTAACCATTGAATTATTATGGTCACAAGGATATGGTTCAAATAATTCTTTATGGTCCTTGTAAAGTATATACCATAGATTGACTTCCCAAACAAGATAATTATTTTCTTTTATAAAATTTAATGTTGTTTCTTTCATAATATCGGCAAATTCTATCAACTTATTTTTATTGCCACCAAATAATCCACCTGCAAAATACCATGCAATCTTTCTCTTGATATCGACAGAATATATTAGTTGTAAATCCCATATATGTCCTATTCTTACTTTATTATAACAATTTTGTAAATTTGATAATTGGATGTCTTGATTAAATATTTTAAAAATACCAAAATCTATCCATATATATTGTTCTCCTTCATACAATTGTAATTTTATTGCTTGTCGTAGCCATTCTGTTTTATTGCACATAACAGAAAAGAAAAAATTAGAATCTTTGTTTATATTTCCTTCTATTTTATGGTCCAAAGTATTTAAATAAGGATATAAATACATATCTGTTTCTGTTGTTGGTAATATTTTGGTATATTCATTTTCATAAGGAAGAAATATATCTATTAAACTTTTATCCATAAAAACGACTTTATTCTGTTTTATCTCTAGTAGTTGAACACCATATTGTTTATAAAAATTTATATTTTGATAATGTTCTTTATTATATAAAAATGCAGTTACTAGAATTGGTTTCATTTATTTTACTTTATATTAAAAATAAATGAAATATACATATTATTCGTTGTAATCTTCCACATCTTCAGGATAAAAATTTCCATCCTTATAATCTTCGTCCAGTTGACTTATATCATTAGCTTCTTGCTGATAGAATTCATCTTGTGCCATTTCATCGTCTTTTTCTAAATCAAAAATCTCTCTTCTCATTTCACTAACTTGCTCATATTGTTTATTCGTTTCATCGCCTTGTAATTGAGTTAACAATTCATTCCTCTCTCTTTCGTAAGTTTCTTTATCATATGATATTAGTCCTTTTTGATTGCCAACGTTCCATCGTCCTAATTTATACATTTTAAATAATTCTTCTACCTTTCGCTCTTCTTTACTCATATTACCTAAATAATCAATAATCGATTTCTTTTCTCTTTGTTTGGACCTTGTAATTTTTTTAATAATTTCTTCATAAGTGTAATCTGTAGCAGATTTATTATCCATTTCAATTTCTAAAAATGATTGTAGTAAAGTTGCTACTCTTGTTTTCAATTCGTCACTAGTATCTGCTCGAATATCAGTTTCTTCTAATTCATTTAATACCGTATCGTGAGTTTCGTTAACACTTAGGCGTACACTCTCAATTCCTTCGGTGGGGTCGTCTATAATATCATTTCGTTCTTGTCTTTCAAGACGCATTTCAACCACTTCGGTTCGTAGTAAATCGGTATCATCACTGCATAATATAAATTCATATAAGGTTCTATATAAACAATATTTCATAATTTCATAATATGTTGCTTGATTAAAGAGTGAATGGAAAGAAACTTTTACTTCTTCGTCGTCTTGATTCGTCATAGTTTTTTGTATTTCTGTATAAAGAGGTATACTTTGAATAAACACATTCATATCTATTATTTTCAATTTCACACTATTTAATAAGTTTATAATTACCTTATCACCTTTAAATTTTTCAATAGGTTTATAAAATTTGGTCAAAAATAATTCAATATCATCTTCATGCTTTTCTGAAAATCCCCAATGTTTGCATACTACTTTATTAAAATCCGCATTATTTGATAGCAATTCGGGATAGATTTTACCAATACTCATGATAGCGTTTTGAATAAACAAAAATGAATTATGCATATTAATACCATCTATATTTTTATCATCTGTTTCTCTACTCCATTCATGAGCAGTAGCTAAAAACTTTACTAATTTATTAAAAGTAGAATCAGTTATCATGTTTGATTCATCTAAGAATACAGTTATATTTTTGAATAATTTACGATTAGCAAGAATCAAATAATCAGTTAAGTCATTTAATTCATCGCTTGGCGTATCGACCATTTTTAACGGTTCATACTTTTGCGCAACTTTACGTAATAAATTGCGTAAAGGCTCGTCAAATAATTCACTATTATTTAATTCTAATGTTTCAATCATATCTTTGAACGCATCTACTTGATGAAATACATCACGACTATGTATTTGAACCATATTTTCCTTATTAATGATAGACATCATATTGTGTAATTGATGAATAGTAAATCGTTTTCCGTTTCGTTTTAAGAAATCTATTTTTTCCTCTAAGTTCGCCTTTTTATTGTAAGATGTGCTTAATTCTCCGCAAATATCTTTTAATTTTTCAGGAATAGGCAAATCTTTATCAAAATTACAATAATGAATAAACGCATGATATATATTTTCTTCCATATAATCGCTCGGTAATTTTGGGTAAGATATAGACGTCGATTCGTCGTGATAAAACATTCTTGCTGATGATAAGATTCGAATATCCTTTATTGTTTTTTGATTTTTAGCGACTCTTTGTAAATATTGTTTAATATTAGGGTCTTCTTCGTTAAAATATATCAATGGATTATTTAAGTTTACGTCTTCATTACAGCAAGCATTTTCTGTAAATGGTATTTTAGAACTAGTTTTCAATAATAAATCTTTATTTTTTACTATTCCATTAATACTCTCCATTACAGCAAATCCGTGTAATATATTTTTCGATTTCAACATATTTATTGATTCATCTTGTTTAACATCGCCCTTTTTAACCTTTTCTAATAAATCTCGTTTAAATTCGCTTGAAACATTTTTCAAACCAGGAATTACTTTTGTTTCTACAACAGGTGGTAAGAATGTTAACCATTTCTGTACTTTATGTTCTTCGGGTGCTATATTTTCAGGATGTAAAGAAATATATTCCTTCTTAGTAATATACATTTCTTGAATTTCATTCAATGGAACAATATATTTTTCAATGATGTCTTTCATTCGATTACTTAATACCTCCTGTTTGACATTACGTAATGAATCCCATGGAGGTATTGCACTTTTCATTTTAATTAAGACACAAGCAATGTATTGTATTCCAGTTGTATCTTCCATACCAGATAATGGATATCCACTGAATGAACGTACGCAACTAGGAAAAGTTTTTTTTGTTTGAAAAGATGGAACAGCAGTTTGAATACTAATTAATAATAAACTACCTAAAATAATTAACATTGATTCATTCTTGTATTTTTCATAGGAACCCAATTTTTTCCCTGTCTTATTAAAATATTGTTCAGATTTGGTAGCATATTTTGATTCACTAATAATATTTTTATTCATTATTTCTATAGATAAACGTAATATAGAATCTTCGATTGAATCTATGGGTATATCAATATTACTTGCTATAGATAAAAGAATATTATGTAGTTTCTCAGATGTTTCATTTTCAAATATACGAGTTTTCTTTTTGTTTTCTTCATGTATGACACCTAGGTCTTTTTCAATAATATCGCGAGTAACTAATTTACGTCCAGTATCATCATATCCCTCTTCGGTGCTAAGGTCTTTTTTGCGTAAAACATATCCACTATGTTTATCAACAATTGCATCACCATCGTCACTTTCTGTACCAACATCAGCACATACAATTTCTAACATTGATTGATAATCTCCACCTGAGGTAAAAGTTTGAGCTAACCTATAAAGAGATAACGGAAACAACTTTGTATTTGTATCTTTACAGTAAAACCAATGTAAATCTTCATTTAAACTATCTATTTTAGGTTCTCTAGAAAAATTATCTACAAATTTGCAAATATCATTTTGTTTTTTTGTAAAATCAGTTTGTTCTAATATTAGTTCTCTTAATGATTCATATGGGGACCTCAATATATCATCTTGTTTTACGCGCTTACCTATTTCAAAAGCAATATTATTTGCTTTCAAAAAGGATATTTCATTTAATAATTCATTCTTTTCATTTTTTATCATTTGTGCGTTTATTTCATTTTCTAAATTTTTTTCCATTTCTTCCATAGTAAATTCAAATCTTTTATGAAATTCTTCTTTTAGAGCATCTTTGTTTTCACTTCGAATACGTATTTTCGCTTGTTCAGGTGTCTCGCAAATTTTATTTTTATCATTTTTAACACAATCTTTTGCCATATTGCAAAAAATATCATTTGTATCCATAAATGATTCTATCTGTATTTCATCGTCTCGAATCCAATTATATTTTAATCTGCGATAGAAAAAAGTTTTTTTACGAATATTGCTTTCATCATCTAGTTTCTTTTTTTCTTCTTCACTTAATAAATCAAATTCTTCTGGATTACTAGGTTTTGGATGAATTTCTAAGATAGCATAATGACCATCCAGTAATTTTTTCTTTCCAGCGATTAATGTTTCCGCTAATTCATTTGCATTATCTTGTTCGATTTTATGTCTTTCTATCAAATTTTCAACTAAAAATGAGAAAAACATCTCTGATTCCATCTCTTTTTTTTCCTTTTCATATTTATTTATAATACCATACTGTGTATCATCGTATTCAGAATCAAAAAATAAGTCACTTTTATTATTGTCTTTTTGTAAATCACCTATTGAAAAATATTTCTTAGCCAAATATCTTTTACTACAATCTTTTGCTTTAATATTCTCTACATCATCTAATTCATTAAGTTCAGGTTCTTGTAATTTAGATAAAATTTCATCATTTGCACTTAGAGATAATAAAACACTACTTATAATGTTTGAATAGAGAGCCAGATTATCTTTTTCCATTAGTTTAAAAATGATTTCACTAGAAGTATATTGTTTTTTCATATCTTTATCGAAAAACTGATATGCTTTATAAAAGATATCAGAAAATTCTTGATTCTCACTTAAAATGCGTAATAAATTGTTTTCTTTTTGTAAAACATTATAAGTAGTATTTTTTAATATGTTCATTTTTGTTGAATCATTTGCTATTTTTTTTTTCAATACCTTCATTTCTTCCAAAACAAAATAACGTATTTCTTTGTATTGATTAAAAGTAATATCGTTAGTATAAATATGGAACGGTTCCAATTTTTGAACCACTCCTGCAAAAGATAGACGATTTTTGATATATTTGCGATATAAACGTATTAACAAACGTGTCTTTGGTATTATTGATTCTAAAAATTGTCTGAATCTATCATTTTCATCCATATATTCCATTTCTTGAAAAGCATCACTATCTAATATAAATTCATTTATTCCTGCAAATATAGATTTTTTTGTTTCTTCTTGTATTTTTTCGTATTCAAGTTCTTTCGAAAAATCCTCAATAACTTGAGTTTGTATTTCAGTCTTTTTTCTTAATAATCTATACAACATTAAATAATTATCATGGAGGTTAGCTCGACTCAAAATTGAAGTAGTTGGTAAACGTATTTCTGAAAATTTTATTACAGAAGACGGTAACATTAAAAATGATTTAATTGAAATAGGGTCATTATTGGTACTGGGTACATGTTTGTATACTTTTTTACCATTCGCCAATATAGTTTCTTGTATTTTCTTTGAACCTAGATTATATCTTTGAATAACAAAACGTTGTTTTTTCAAACCAGAGTTAGTGTATACGCTACTATAAAATTCTGATAAATTATCAACAACTGCGTCAAAATTTTCTTCTATTACTTTACTTGTCAAGATATTGGATGTAGGTAAAGGTTCTGTAAATGGACGAAACGTTTCTTGCTCAAAATTTTGAATATTATCATATGTTACAGATTGGTCATTTGCACCTTTCCTTTTATAGGAATTTTTCATATCAATTAATTTTGAAAATTCTACTGTCATATTCTCGTTTGCAACATCCAAGTCTTCTTTATTATCTTGTATGTCTATTTTTTTTTTATTCGCAACAACTGGTATTAACCAGGTTAAGTTACTTTTCATTTCAGATAACTTTTCAATAAGGGGTTTATGCGTGGCTGAATGTAAATTTTTATCGTATATATTTTGATTATCATCAAATTTGGAAAAACCATTTCTCAATTGCTTAAAACGTTCAATTAAACGATTAATATTCTCTAATACTTTTTGACTACGTTGACTATTTGGTATAGTAGATAAAAGTTCATCCATCAAATCATTTACTTGAATATCAATTCCATATCTTTGTTCGTTTTCAGGTAACTCAACTAATTGTGATATTTCTCCTAATTCTTCTCCAAAAACAATTGTATTAGCGTCTGCATAAATATTGTGTAAAATATCATATATATTTTCTTCTTCTTTTCCTTGTTCTGGTATATTTATTGTTGTTTCTCCAGTTTCTAAAAATGTTATCTCTGCCTTTTCTTCCTGTTCTTCATTTATATCTTCTCCGGATAATGCCGCTTCTTTCATTGAAGCTAAAGAACCGTTATTTTTTATAGATGCTGGTTTCTCGCGAATAACAAACTTGTCGATTGGAATATCTAAAGGAATACCTTGATATTTAAAGTCAATGTAAATAATATCCATATCAGGATAAGTAATTATTTCAATCATATCATCTTCTAAATTACTTATTTGACCAGTTATGATTATAGGCATTTCTCCTGAAAAATGAACATCGACCCAAGTATTAGGTATCAAATTATTTTGTCTCGCATAACCTTTTTCTTCGCTTCTATTCAATAATATGATTTGTTCAATAGATTCATCGCTAAATGAACCATCCTCTTTGCGATTTAATTTATAATTTACTAGGGAGCCTACATTTGTTAACAAAATTACTTTGTCATCTATGTAATCAATATAATTTGTTGTTTCATGATATTCCGGATTTTGTGGACTTATAATTTCTATAATATCTCCCAAATCAAGATCAATATTATTTTTAACATATTTATCATTTACTTGCAATTCTGTTTCTGGATTTTGTTTATTCTCTTGCTCCATTATATATTAAACTATATATTATCTATCTAAATTATAATTTAAGAAACACAATTTGGATAAAAACGAAAATATTTAAAGACATTGGAATAATACAAATAATGAATAATAATGATATTAAAAATTCTGTTATGATTTCAAATATGATATCATTTGACCACATTATCAACAACAAAATTTCCAAGGTATTTCGTAAATATTGTAATAATATGTACGGATTTCTAAATTACGATGAAAATTACTTATCGTTAAATGACACACAAACCGGTTTATATCGTTCTATTATATTTTCATATCCTGAAAGAAAAATACTTTCATTCTGTCCTTCTAAATCTATTTCTTATTCTTATTATAGAACCTTATTTCCATTAATGGATTCTGATAATTATGTAAGTCAACATATTGATGGCGAATTAATTCAATTATTTTATGATAGTAGACAAGAATCATGGCTATTGGCAAATAAATATGATTTTGGATTTTATGAAAAATCTAAAAAAAAACCGATTATTCAGTCTTTTTTGAAAAGTCTAGGATATCATGAAAAAGACGAACTTAACAGCCTACCTTTTTTGAAAGATTTAAATAAAGTTTGCAATTATGTATTTATACTATCTTTTGATAGTTATACAAAAAACCCTAAATTATATTTAACTAATGTTTTTCAAGTTCAATGTAACTTGCCAAATACAATTAAATTCATACCTGAATTTGAATATCAGAGTTGGCCTGAAATTAATAATATAAAAGAATTATATTTTCCAAAAAAGCAAACGTTTGAATCTTATTATGATTTAGATGAATATCTACGTTATCTTCATAAACCTCATAAAATAGTATTAATAAATAATAAAACTGGCCTAAGATGTAATATACAAAATAATGAAAATTTATTTGTAATAAGAGCAAAAGAAATAGATTCATTTCAAAAATATTTATTTTTTTGCTTAAATCGTATACACAAAGATTATAAGATATGTGATATATATCCACACTATGCAAGAGATATGTACGCTATGAAAAATATTTATGAATTTATGGTAGATAATATACATCAAACATATGTAGATTATTTTATTCAAAAAAAAACAATAGAATTAAATGAACCTTTTAAAAAGTATTTAATAGATATTCATAAAACATATTATATACCTACTATTAAAGATATTGTACCAAACTTAATTACAAGAAAGATAGTGAAAGATTATTTTAATAAGTTAAGTCCATTTGAATTACATAAATTGTTCGAATCAATCTAATGTCAATGAATATATTTAAAACAAAAGTATTAATATATTAATATGAATATTAATTCAAAATTATTAAAAGTTTTTAAAAATGACAATAATTTAAAGGAAGTTAAGAAAATATTTAATTTTTACACTAACATGAGAAAATCATTTAACCCGCAACAAAAAAACAATAGTAGTTTGCAAAATAATATTTTAAATTTTTATAATAAAGATACTATTTCTCCTTATGTTCCAATAGCAGCAAAAGGTCCATGGATAGTTTCAAATGAAGGAAATGTAATATACGATACTGGTGGTTACGGTATGTTAGGATATGGTCATTCTCCTGAATGGGCATTAAATGTTTTAAGTAAAGAACATATAATGGCTAATGTTATGACTCCATCTTACGAACAATCTATATTAACTGAAAAATTAAAAGAAAAAATAGGAAATCCTTGTCCTTATGAAAAGTTTGCCTTTTTGAATAGTGGTTCAGAAGCAATGGAATTGGCTGGAAGAATTATAGATACAGTTGGAAAAAAAAAGAATTGCAAGAAAATGTCAAAATCTATTGTTTTAAAGGATAGTTTTCATGGGAGGACATCACAAGCATCTTTATTTTCAGACTCTTGTGCAAATGTTTATAAAAATACTTTAAAATCATTTCAATATCATAAAATAGTAGAAACAGTTGAAATTAATAATGTAGTCGAATTAAAAAATAAAATAAATGATATTTTAAACAATGGTTTTGAATTAGATGCTATTATTATGGAACCTGTTATGGGTGAGGGAAGACCAGGTATAGCTTTAAATCCCGAATTCTATAAATTAGCAAGACAACAAACACTTGAATTAGAATCCATATTATTAATAGATTCTGTTCAAGCAGGAATACGAACCAATGGTTGTTTGAGCGTTGTTGATTATCCTTCACTAAAGGGTTGTGAAGCACCTGATATGGAAGTATTTTCAAAAGCAATAAATTCGGGTATGTATCCACTATCTGTATTGGCTTTAAAAAATGAAGTTAGTGAAAAATATGAAGTAGGTACATATGGAAATACAATGTGTGCTAATCCAAAGGCACTTGATATAGGATTTGAAACATTAAATAGATTAGACAAAAATGTTTCGAAAAATATTGTAGAACAAGGAAAAAACTTTGTAAATATGTTAAACACTTTGAAAGAATCATATCCAGATGTAATTGAAGAAGTAACTGGTACTGGATTATTAATAGCTGCTCATATAAATAAAAAATACGCTGTTGTTGGTGAAAATGGCTTAGAAATGAATTCTAGAAAACGCGGATTAAATGTAATCCATGGAGGTAAAAATGCGTTGAGATTTACGCCTTATTTTTTAATAAATGAAAATGAGATTGAATTAATAAGATGTATTTTAAAAGATGTATTTGATGAATTATGTGTTTGATTTAAATTATAAATTCTTTTTATTTAAATCAAACTTGTATTTACTTGTTGAGAAACTTGTATAAAAGTCGTACACTTCGCCATTTGTTTTATAGATTCAGCATTTATATATGTACAAGTACTTCTTAAACCTCCCAAATAATCCATTACAGTATTGTCTAATTTGCCTTTCAATTTAATTAATAATTCTCTTCCCTCGGAAGACCTATACTTTTCCATTTTACCATAATGAGTTTCCATGGCTTGTTTAGAACTCATACCATAAAATTTTTTATATTTGATGTTATCTTTTTCAATGATGTCTCCAGGGTTTTCTTCGTGTCCAGCGAATGCACTACCAACCATTACAAAATCTGCTCCACCACCAAATGCCTTAGACATATCACCTGGACAGGTTATTCCACCATCTCCAATAATATGACCATTTACACCATGCGCAGCATCAGCACATTCAATAATTGCAGATAACTGAGGCATACCAACACCGGTTTTAATTCTTGTTGTACAGGCTGCACCTGGCCCGATTCCAATTTTTACAATATCAACAAAACCTTCTAATATTAATTCTTCTACCATTTCACGTGTAACAACATTACCAGCTATAATTCTTTTATCTGGAAACCTGTCTCGAACTTGTTTGCAGAAATTAACTAATTCCTTAATATAACCATTTGCAACATCAATACATATCCAATTGCAAGGTATCTCATAACATATTTCATCTAACCTTTTAAGTGCTTTATCACCTATTCCAGTTGAAATCATAAAATAATCAGGATCTAAACCATGGTCATTCATTTCAAGTTTATAATCATTTAATGTATAAAATTTATGTGTTGCGGTAATAATTTTGTACTTTTTCAAAACATGATATATTTCAAAAGTACCAGTTGTGTCCATATTAGCCGAAATGATTGGCACACCATTCCAATTAAGTTTAGAATATTTAAATTTAAACTCACGTTCAAGATTTACTTTAGATCTGCTGTTAATTGTTGATCTTTTTGGTCGAATTAATACATTTGAAAAATCTAATTTTACACCATATTCAATCTTATTCATAATAATACATTATACAAAGAGTTCCATTTATATTATTTAAAAAATCAATAATTTAAACATTTAAGATATTGATTATATAATGTCTGAAAAAGAAGAATATCAACCATGGCATATGAATTCATCTTTAACAATCGATAAATATGTTAGAAAAGATACAAAACTAGATAAAAATGAACAATCAAAAAGAGATAAAAGTGACCAAGTAACGAAAAAAAGAAAATTAGATATTCAAAGCAAATAATAATTTAAATCCTAAGAATACTTCAAAGAAATTTTTAGATACGATATCTAATAAATTATAACCAATATTTTTAATATAATATGGCATCAATGCTGCAAACCCATATAATGACCAAATGACTGTAAACAAAAGAAATAAATAAATACCTGTTGTTGTATGTTTTGCATAATTATCATAAATTAAATAAAAATAAGATAAGAAAGGTATAAATCCAAACATAACAGCAGTACTATTTGATATAGTGCCTATTTCACCTAAGTATCCAAGCAAAAGCATTAAAGCATTCAGAAATAGAATGATAGATAATAAATATTTATTTTCTTTGATGTACGACCAAAGATCATTGTTTGATTTTTTGGCTGTTTTTTCTAATTTCCCGTTTTTCTCACTATTGCTATCTTTTTTAATCACCTCTTTTTCATTTTCTTCTCTATCTTTTAAATATAATAAGTACACTACTAATGTTATTAGCATAGTTGGTGTAGAAAAAAACCAATCATAATAGCGATATTTAGTAATATTAGAAATAACATTAACATATTTTGTTAACCATGCATAAAATGTACCTTCAATAATCTGTACAATCAGACCTAACCAGACTAACTGTATTAATATTTCTATGTCATCTTGAAAACTCTTATCAAATATATCAAGCGATAAAATTCCAATATTGAAAATTGTTGTTAATATTTGAATAATTAACGAAATATAAATAGTTAAAATTAATACATCAATTAGTTTTTGTTTATTCATTTCTAAAATACCATTAGATTATATTAGAAATATTATTTTATAGATTTTGATATGCAATACTTAATTTATTCAAATTTTGTAAATATTTTAAACAATGTTCTTTATTTACATCTGTTGTTGTTGCTATGGGTGTCCTAATTCTCTCTATCATTTTTATAATTTCATCATTTTTATTGACATCTGCTAAATCAGCAGAATAATCTTTATTAATAAAAAAATCAATATTGCCATTTGATATCTCATTTCCATACGGGAGGCTTACACTAGTGTACCATGCTTTAATAATTGCAGTTGTATTTAATCGTTTTATAGTTTCAAATGATGTTTTTGCAAACATAATCTCTTTACTATCTGGGAAAATATTTTGCAAATCACTTAAAAAATCAAAAAAATGCTTGTTAAATGCTTTGGATACAGTAGATTTATCTTTCATTATATTTTATAAATTTAATTGTTTATATTGTTTTTATATTTTTCAAATTATAAAAGGTTATTGCATTTTTCCAAGATATTCTATATATCCTATTTTTTCTAATTCTTCTGCTTTATTTAACACTTCTTTTTGTTGTGTTAACATAAATTCGTTCATTTTTTTTCTTATATTGATATCTTGAGCACCCAAAATTCGACATGCTAATAATCCTGCATTTGTGGCATTATCAATTGCCACTGTTGCTACTGGTATACCTTTCGGCATTTGAACAATTGATAAAAGAGAATCGTTTCCGGATAAAGAACTAGATTTAACTGGTACACCAATAACAGGTAAACTCGTTAAAGAGGCAACCATTCCTGGTAAATGAGCAGCTCCTCCTGCACCAGCAATAATACATTGTAATCCTTTTAATTCTGCAGATCTCGCATAAGAGTATAACCTAGATGGTGTACGGTGTGCAGATACAATGGTTAATTCATAAGGAATATCAAATTTCTCTAGAATACTTGCTGCATTTTTCATACATGGTAAATCACTATCACTTCCCATTATAATAGCAACGCGAGGAGGATATTTTATATTTCTATCCATTACAAATTATATAAAACTATTTTTATACTATTTATTATAATTATCAAATAGGCATTTGTTGATTAGTACCGTTATTAATTTCATCAATACGTTGTTGTTGAAGTGAATCAATTGTAATATCATCTGAAATTTTATCAGGACGATAATTATCAGGAGGTGTTTCTATAAAAATATTATCATTATGAACTGAAACATAATTGTAAAGTTCTCTGGATTGTCCTTTTCCTTTAGCACTTAATTCTTCAGGAGACATATCATAACTAGTAAATTGTTCTGAAATTATATTTGTTCCCCCGATGGAAGATTGTAACCGATATCCTAAAGGTTCTCCATTATACCTAGTTGCTTTATTATTGTACTCTTTCATTTGAGGGTGGAAATGTTTTACGATATCATCACCATAAATAACTTTATAATTTTCTTTCACTAAAAGTAACGATGGAACGCTATGTATGTGAGGAGGCATAATAACTTTAGAGCCATTCTCTAATAATATATATGTTTGATTATCTCTTGAGTCTTTTTTTCGTTTGTCAATGCAAAGAAAACTTAATTTATCTTTTAAATTATTTTTTACTAAAGTATTTACTATTTTTTGCGAATGTTTGCAATAATTGCTATAATATAAAATATCCATTTTGTATTTTATATTATAATTATGAAAAATCTAAATAGTTTAAATGTATTATTTACTTTAAGCTAGCAAGACACATGGTATTTAACAATCTATTTTGAAAATAGAAAATCAAATAGCCCAATGCAATAAACAATACTTGCATGTAGTAATCAAGTCCTTTTCCTTTGGTAAGACCTACAATCAAAGAAGAAACTAAAAGAACAACAAGCATGACAAAACCTAAAACTGATAAGATAAAGAAATAATCACAAAAGCGATAGTCTAAAGGACCAAAAACAGTATTGATGAAATCTTGCATCATTTTATACATTAAACGAAGAAATAATATTTTCTATTTTGCTAAATAATTTTAAAGATAACAAAACTAACCGGTATAAAAATATATAAGTATTTTTATATATAGTTAATTTCATGGAAAACTCACAAATATGGAAAATTATTGACAAATATTTTGAAGATAATCCACAATCTTTAGTAAGACATCACGTAGAGTCTTACAACGACTTCTTTAAGAATGGAATATTTCAAATATTTAAGGAGAAGAATCCTATACAAATCAATACTCGTTTTGATGAAAAATTAGATGATTATCGTTCAAAGTGTATAATGTATTTTGGAGGTAAAAATGGAGATAAAATTTATTTTGGAAAACCTATTATTTATGATGAAACAAATACACATTATATGTGTCCAAATGAAGCTAGACTTAGAGATATGACATATGGAATGACTATACATTATGATATTGATATTGACTTTGTTGATATATTAGATGAAGGTGAACAACCAACAATAATTGGCGAAGAAGACTTAGATATATCAGAAGAAAATGAGCAAGAGGGGGGTGCAACTCAGCCTAAAAGAAAAGGAAAATCTAAAAAAAAGAATTTAGAACTTACACCGGGTGAATTCCATGATTTAAAGGAAGCTACAAAAAAATCAATGGTAGACGAAAATACTCAAAAACGTTCTATGACATTAGAAAAAATCTTATTAGGTAAATTTCCTATTATGTTGCAATCAAATTATTGTATATTATCTGGTGCCCCTAGAGATGTAATACATTCACAAGGTGAATGTACTAGTGATTATGGTGGTTATTTTATAATTGATGGCAAAGAAAAAACTGTTGTATCACAAGAAAAATTTGGCGATAATATGCTTTATATTCGTGAAGTAAATGACGAAAAATTTTTATATTCTGCTGAGATTCGCTCTGTATCAGAAAATGTATCTAAACCTATTCGTACTTTATCAGTGAAGGTTAAAGCGCCTAGTAATAAATATTCTTTTGAAAATATAGTTGTTAATATTCCTAATGTACGTTCACCGGTTCCTCTATTTATTGTTTTTCGCGCTTTAGGATTTATTAGTGACAAAGAAATTATTAGTATGTGCTTGTTAGATATGGAAAAGTATGAAGATATGATAGATTTATTTATACCTAGTGTCCACGATGCAGGTGGGATTCTCAGTCAAAGGAATGCATTAAAGTATATAGCCCTTTTAACAAAGGGAAAAACAATTCCTCATGCTTTAGAAATATTATGTGATTTTTTCTTACCACATATAGGCGAAAAAAATTTTAAGCAGAAAGCCTATTACTTAGGATATATAGTTTTTCGTCTGCTTTTAAATTATACTGGTAAAGAGGAACCCACCGATAGAGACAATTTTAAATATAAACGCATAGAATTAGTTGGAAGTTTGATTTATGACCTATTTCGAGAATATTATAGCATGCAACAAAGAACTATTCAATTAGAATTTGAGAAAATTGCTCATTATAACCAATCATTATATGCTAATAATTTGTTTGGATTAGTTAATCAAAAATATAAAGATATTTTTAAAGAAAGAATAGTAGAAAATGGTTTTAAAAAAGCATTTAAGGGTGATTGGGGTGCTTATTCACATACAAAACGTATTGGGGTAGTTCAAGACTTGAATAATCTATCTAACAATTCTAAATTAGCTCATTTGCGTAAAACTAATTTGTATTTAGACCCCACTGCAAAGGTTGTAGGACCGCGTGTTTTACATAATACACAATGGGGGTATTTTGACCCAATAGATACTCCAGATGGTGGGAATATTGGTTTGCATAAACATTTATCAATTAGTACTTATATATCACAAGGTTATTCAAGAGAAATTATAATTAATTGGTTGCGAGAGAAAGCAAATATCAAATTAATAGAAGATTGTAGTCCAATACTACTATCTACATTGACAAAAATTTTTGTTAATGGTTCATGGTGTGGCTCTATTGACAAGCCAATTGAATTAATTGAAAAATTTAAATTATATCGCAGAAATGCATTAATACCTATTTACACAAGTATATCATTTGAAATTAAGTTAAATACAATATTTATTTATACAGACGCTGGGCGTGTATGTAGACCAGTATTTTATTTTGATAATGATAGCAAAAAAATGTCTATATTCAAAAATAATATTTTGAAACAAATCCAGAACAACGAATTTACATGGAATGACTTGATAACTGGTTTTAATAAAAAAAAGGTTAAGAATTATCATCCTAATAATAATGAAATGTTTGAATTATACGAACTATACGAAAATATAGATTCAGAGTCAAATCCTGCAAAATTAAAAAAATTCATAGACGAAAGTGCCATTATTGATTACATAGATACAAATGAATCAGAGACATCTTTAATCGCGTTAGACCAAAACATGTCAGAATCAACAAATAAAAATTATACTCATATGGAAATACATCAATCATTCATTTTTGGAACTATGTGTAATTTGATTAATTTTCCTGAAAATAATCCTGCTACACGTAATTCTTTTTCGTGTGGTCAAAGTAAACAAGCTTGTTCAGTATACCATACAAATTATCAAGTACGTATGGATAAAAGTGGCATTATTTTAAATTCTGGACAAAATCCATTAGTTCGTTCTCGTTATTTAAAACATATTAATAATGAATCAAATCCTTATGGTGAAAATACCATTGTTGCAGTTATGTGTTATACCGGTTATAATGTAGAAGACGCTATTTTGGTAAATGAAGGTGCTATTAAAAGAGGCTTATTTAGAACAACTTATTATACAACTTATACTTCTCATGAAGAAAACTCAAAAACAAGTTCATCAGAACAACAAGTATCATTTATAAATATTGAAAATGATTCTTCTGTTATAGGAAAAAAGCCTGGTTATGACTATAGCCAACTTGATAAATATGGAATAATCAAAGTAGATACCGAATTAAATGATAAAGTAATTATGATAGGGACTGCTTCCTATGAATCAAGTAATCCAAATAAGAAAGTAGATGAATCAAAAACATGTAAAAAAGGACAATTAGGTATAGTTGACAAAACATTTATTACTGATGGTGAAGAGGGTGGCCGTATAGCAAAAGTACGCGTTAGAGAAGAGAGAATACCAAATATTGGCGATAAAATGGCTTCTCGTGCTGGGCAAAAAGGAACCATTGGATTAGTGATACCAGAAGCTGATATGCCTTTTTCAAAAAATGGTATTCGACCAGATTTAATTATAAATCCTCATGCTATTCCCTCAAGAATGACTATTGGACAATTTGTAGAGACAATAACAGGAAAAGCATGCGCATCATATGGTGCAATTGGTGATTGTACAGCATATAATCAAGAAGGTAGTAAAGTTGGTATTTTTGGGGAAATGTTAACAAACGTTGGTTATCATTCTAGTGGTAATGAAATTTTATATAATGGTATGACTGGAGAACAAATTGAAACGGAAATTTTTATGGGACCTAATTATTACATGAGATTAAAGCATATGGTAAAAGATAAAATTAATTATAGGTCTCTTGGTCCTAGAACAGCACTTACTAGACAAGCAGTTAGTGGTAGAGCGAATGATGGTGGTTTAAGAATTGGTGAGATGGAACGTGATACAATCATTTCTCATGGAGCCACTGATTTCTTAAGAGAATCAATGATGGAAAGAGGTGATAAATTTAAAATGGCAGTATGTAATACAAGTGGTATGATTGCAATATATAATCCAAGTAAAAATGTCTTTATTAGTCCTATGGCAGATGGTCCAATCAAATTTGTTGGTTCAGTTGACAATAATTCGATGCATATTGAAAATGTAACACAATTTGGTAGAAATTTTAGTGTCATTGAAGTACCTTATTCTATGAAATTACTAATGCATGAATTAATGAGTATTAATATATCTATGCGAATTATTACTGAAGATAATATTGAGCAATTAGAAAATATGAGTTTCTCAAATAATATTGATCTTCTTTTGCAAGAAAAGAACGTAGACCCGAAAATGATTGTGCAAAAGATTCGCAATAAATTGCAAAAAGCAGTAAATATGGACACGCCTCAATCTATAAATCTACCTCAAACTCCAGAAGATAGTCCTGGTTATAATCCTTTGACTCCAGAAGATAGTCCGAGTTATCATCCTATAACACCAGATAGTGTTGAGTATCAATTAAATACTCCTGATTTTACTCCTCAAAGTCCAAATACTCCTCCTGGCTTTATTCCTCAAAGTCCAAATACTCCTCCTCCTGCTTCAGATTCACCAAATGTAAAATATTATCCGTTAGATGTAGATAGTATGAGTCCAAATAATAGTACTATACCAGCTCCCCCTCCTGGAAGCCCTTCCCCTAATGAGATGCAAGGAGGAAGCCAGGGTTTTGATTTTAAAGAAGAAGAATTAGTATTTTATCGCGGCGACCATAAACCATCCAGAGCATGGCAGATAAAGAAAATAGGTGATAAATTCATTACTATTCATACTGAAGATAACGAAGGTTTGGACTCTATAGATACAACCAAAATTGTTCAACCAAATGATATTTATCCTTTAAAAAATTACCCTTATTCATCTCCATTTTCCGAATCTTTTGCACAAAATATGGGGACAAACCCACAAGAAATGAATAAAATTAAAACTGACCAACCAACAATAAACATAAATGTTGCTCCTGTTTTTAAAAATCAATCAAAAGAAGAAGAAGTATCAAATCCAGATTATATACCATCAGGTGATGATATGGTTATGCCTGGAATTAAAATAAGTAATTCTACATCAAAGCAACCAGAACCAGAAAAACCCAATAATGATATTTTTAATGGAGGTTTAATTATTAAAAAGACGTAATAAAATTGATAATAAATATATATTTTTTTATAGTTAAAAAGTATACTTTATAACTATACATAATGTCTAATAATAATCAGATTTTGAATGTGTACAAGTCAAGAAATAACATTCTTGATATTTTAAAATTACAAGGCTATGATATAAGCGATTACGAAACATTTAGTATCAATGAGATTGATGCTATGCTTAATAATAATCAACTCGATATGCTAATTGAAAATCCAGATACAAAGCAAAAGTCATATATTAAATATTATTCTTCAAAACAAATCAGACCTAATATTTTGGATGAGATAATTGAAGATTTATATTATATTGATAATATTTTAGAAAAGAAAGATAATCTTATTATTATTACCGATGATGAACCAAATGATTCCATTTTAACAAAAGTAAAATATCTATTTGACCATGACGGTATATTTGTCATTATTCATAATATAAAACGATTGCAATATAATATGCTACAACATAATTTAGTACCAACATGCAATGTACTTACTAATGATGAAAAAGAATTATTTATGAAAAAATACAATATCAAAAATAATAGTCAAATTCCCGAAATATCGAGGTTTGATCCTCAAGCATTAGTTATGTGCATACGTCCAGGAGATGTAACAAAATTTACTAGAAAAAGTATTACTTCTTTAGAAAGTGACTATTATCGTGTCTGTGTATAAATCTTAGAAAATTATTTATATTTTTTATTTTATGTAGATTATATAAATGGCATATACACAACCAGGATTACCAGATTTTTGCAGATTAGGAAGAAGGGGGTACAGGGATAGATGGAATCAAAATAAAAATAGAAATGATCGCAACAAATCTCAAAGACGAAGGGATTTACAGCGTAAAATGAATGAAGATAGTAAAAGGAGAAGTACAAATTTAACAAACGAAGAAAAAGGCATTTTATACGACCGAGACTATTATAGACGTTTGAATGGTGGTTTTTTACCAGGTGAAAATCCAAATTTTGAATTAAATAATCCTTTACTTCCAGACGGAAATAATATTAATTCAAATACAGGTCTAGATGGTAGATTAGAGGATAGTAAAAAAATATATTATAAAACATATGCAACAACCGTAAATTTAACATTAGGTATTATTTTATCTTTATATATCATTATTAAAAAACCAACTTATAATATATAATGGAAAGTTTAGGAAAAAATGAATTGACGCAAACGGAGTGTCAAATTCAAAATACACATGACACAAAAATGCAAAAAATAAAAGATGCTGAAAAATATTATCAGCAAGCTATATTGGGAACTATGAACTTAACTTTTGGTGTTATTCTTATTGGTTCATTATTAATTAACAAAATTTTATCGCAAAGTTAAACTCTAAATAAAATATATATGAATTCAATACCTATCGATTTATCTAAATATGAAGAATATAATAAAAAATTGCAAGATGAATATTCTACAGATGATAGTAATTTAATGCTTATCAAAAAAGATACAGAATCATATTATCAAACAAATGTTGCTTTGATTATTATTTATTATCTTTTATTGATAATCTATTTTTTTACTAGTACGCAGTATATATTTTCAGGAAACACAAAGATGAAATATGCCTTTATTTTTATTTTTTTATTTCTTTATCCTTTTTTCATATTTCCATTTCAAAATTTAAGTCATAAGATAATAAAAGATATTTCTTCATTTTTTGTACAAAATGTTTATCGCACAAAAGATTGGTAAAAATTCTTATTATATATTAAATATATAATATGAAAAATTCTTTGCAAGGAACTTCTTTTTCAAGTAAAAATAAAAACAAAACTTTTTCTAATATACCAGTTTTAGAAGGGTTTAGTAACGAAACTAATAACAGTAAATTATATCAAGACGTTTATCAATTCTTAAATAATAATATTGACTATGAAGAATGTAAAAAAAAAACTGACGAAAATTGTAATGAATATAAATTTTATCAAGTAGATAAAGTTCAAGAAGAATTAAACCAAATTAAAAAAGATAAAGAAAAAGCAAATCAAGAACTACTGTTATGTCAAAGTCAAAACACATCATGTAAAGAATTATATGATGAAATTACAAAAAAAACAAAAGAGTTTGATGAATTACAAAATGATTTAATGAAACAAGAAAAACAAATAAATCGTTGCAAAGATAAAAAAAAAGAATGCGATTCTTATTTGAAAAAGTTGAAAGATTTAGAACAATTAATTACTACTTATGAAGAAGAAATAAAAAAACTTGAAGAAGAAGCAAAAAAATTATTTTGTTAAAAACGTTTTTTGTAAATATAGTATAAGTATAATATATCTTTTACATAATGTTAGAACAAATACAAATTTTAGAAGATAAATTACTTGAATTAAGAGACAATATTAAAAATACATTTTTATGGATTATGAGAAATCGATTTAATCGTCAAACAAAAAATCAAGTACCCAATAAAGAAGAACAATTAAAAAAATTAAAATCAGATTATGAATCAACGGAAAATGAAATAAGTAATTTAAAAATGAAACAAAGACTAAACGAAGATAAAGTAAGAGATCTGAAACTTTTAGCAAACACACAAAGAGAATTAGAAGAAATAAGGAAAAAAAAATTAAGCGAATCCAAAAAACTAGCTGCTGCCAAAGAAAAGTGTAAAATCATTTTAGAAACAAATATTCCAAAATTTAAAGAACTTATTTCGATGACTAAAGAAAATATTTCAATTTTGAAAGATAAATATAAAAAATGTTTATTAGAATACAAATTAGATTGTCCAAATGGTCTAGAAGACGAAGAATATCAAAGTGCAAAAAATATATATTCAAATTCCAAACTTAATTTAAGTACTCTTTATAATCAATATGATATAGGTAATTGTCAAGGTAATTCTTGCAAACCACTAGAAGATAGTTATATCAAATTAGACAATATGCTTCAAAGAAAAACAAACCATTTAAATTATTCACAAATTGAGCATGAGCAATGTTTAATAAAGAATAATGAAAGATGTAAACAACTATTAAAAGAAGTTAAAAATACAAACAAGAAAACTAATGTTACTATGCAATTATCTAGTAATATTTCAGAGAGTTTTACTGATAGACGCGAAGATGAAAAGTATAGTGTTAATAGTATAAAAGCCAATAATCATAATATGAAAAATATCCAGAATGAAATAAAAAAACTAGAACAAAAAGAATACAATTTAAATAATCCTTCAAAGGATACTCAAAGTTTATATTATCGCGAAATGAATAAAAATATATTGTATGCGACGTTAAGTTCTGTATTATTATACTATTTATTTTTTGAAATGTAAATAAACTATATTTATTGCATAAAAGATTGATAAAATTTCTTATTATATGTTAAGTATATAATATGAAAAATTCTTTACTAGTAGGAAGTTTTTCAAGTAAAAATAATAACAAATCTTATTCTGTTATACCAGAATTAGAAGGTTTTAGTAACGAAGATAATAGCAAAATGTACACAGACGCATCTCAATTCTTATCTAATAATTTAGAATATGAAGAATGTAAAAAAAATATAACATATAACTGTAGTGAATATGAATTTCTTGAAGCAGATAATGTACAAAATGAATTAAATGAAATTGAAAAAGAAAGGGAAAAGGTAAACCAAGAAATACTATTTTGTCAAAGTCGAACGACTTCATGTAAACAATTATTTGATGAAATTAATAAAAAAACGAAAGAATTTGAACAGTTACATAATAATTTAATAGAGCAAGATGAAAAAATGAATCGTTGTAAAGATAAAAAAGATGAATGTGATTCTTATGAAAAAAAAATAAAAGATTTAGAAATATTAATTAATAAATATGAAGAAGAAGTCATAAAATTGCAAGAAGAGGGAAAAACATTATTTTGTTCGAATATTTTGTGAATATAGTATAGGTATAATATATCTTTTACAATGTTTAAATTTGGTCTAGGAAAAATAAAAAAAAATTTAGAAAATGAAAGGAGAAAACGTTTAGAAAATGAAAAGAGAGAAAGAGAAAGATTAGAAAATGAAAGGAGAAAAAGATTAGAAAATGAAAGGAGAAAAAGATT